CGACGCACGTCTTTCCGTACACCAACAGTCCGAACGGAGGACGGCGTGACTTTTGCGCTTCACGGAATGTCGAGAGTTCTGCCTGCATCATGAGCATGTCGTTAAGGAGCTTTTTGATTCCCATCACCTCCATACCCGACGTCTTGTTTCCGAACTTCAAGATGGCTTTGCCTTCCTCCACGCACTGCTTCAGGTCGCCAACGAACTTGTGGTAACTAGTTCCCTGTGCCTCTAGGTCGCCGCGAAACTGAAATTCCCTCTTCACCTTCTGGCATGCATCAAACCACTTAGCGAAGGACTGCGGTCCGTGGATGAAAGACTCCCACTTCCCTGTCTTACGAAACATGAGAGCGCGCTGGATGAACATGGCTACAGTATCCAGAACAGTGGCCATGAAGTTCATGCCCATCAATGGCGAAGCTAGTTCTTTCTTGCAAATGTATGCCACTTTCTCATCGATCTTGACGCCCACAAGAGCAAACACTCCAAGGGCGATGGCGTACTTGTACACCTTCGTGATCTGTTGCACAACCGAACTCTCCTGGAGCGTTTCCCACTGACTCACAAGACTGCGAAGGTCTGTCACATGCTGCAGTACATCCTCAGCACTCTGTAGTTGAGGCGTGAAGAGATCTGAAGCGATGTCAGAGATGATGGTTGCAACACCCGAGATGAGTGAAGTCCCTGTGCGTAATTTGATGAACACAGTCACGGCGAGGGCGCGATCAAGGTTAGACTTGGCGCGCAACAACTGCAAGCACAAGAGAGTCACATCCTCCACAAAGCTGAGAACTTCTGGGTCTGTGAACTTCTCCAGGAAGGCCTTGGGGTCAACGTCGAGACTCTGAAGCTCTGCGTTCTTTGTGCGTCGCATCTGCTTCTGCAATCGGGCAGAGGATCCACCATGTTTTGCGAAATCGCCCTTTCTGTATGATGGCTCGTCGTCAAGACTCGCTTTATACCGAGGTTGGTTGAGGTACTCAGCCACCAAGTGGTACTCCGAAGCACGTTGCGAAAACGGCTTAGTCCATGGCATGGCGGTCTGTGCGCCAAGACGCTGCAAGAACTGGGGTCGAACCGGAGTGTCTGTCAAACCGGAAACATTCAACACCGACTTCTTACCGAAGTAGTTCTCGTGGATGCGGATGCGCACGGCATGCAT